CCAATTTGATGTCATCATTGATAGGTTTTGATAAGAAAATTGTCAGCGATAAGGTTCTCAAGTTAAAGTTGATGAAGAATGATTATATAGCTATGAAAATATCATCAGGTACACGCCGCGCTCCCTTTGCCATTGAACTTTTTGGCGAATCAAGTCAGGGTAAAACTACATTTGGCGATCAATTAATTGATGCATTGTTAGTTAGTGCTGGTTTACCTACTGATAAGCAGTATCGCGCCGCTTTGAATCCAGGTGATAAATTTTATTCTAATTGGACCAGCGATAAATTAGTCGCCATATTGGACGATTTATCAAATGAAAAATCTGATTTTGTAGAGAAAGCTCCCACAAGAGCAGTTATCGACTTTTGCAACAATCAGATGTTCTATGCTCCTAAAGCAGAAATTGATGCCAAAGGGAAATGTTTTGTAGAACCAGAATTGGTTTTAGTTACAACTAACAAGAAAGATCTTGATGCGTACGTTTATAGTAATTGTCCATATTCTGTTCAGCGACGCATGGATTTGGTTATGACCGTTCGGTGCAGACCCGAATTCCAGCGTGTTGTTGAAGTCAATGGCGTGCCCGTTCATACGGGAGTTGATTCGGCAAAGGTTAGAGAGTATTACACTGATGAAAATGGTGTTTATAATCCACCTCTTATTGATGATATTTGGTCTATTGATATTGAAAGAGCAGTTAAGCCTGACAATTTGCGTAATATTGCTACATATGAACCATTAATGTTCGACGGTCAGTATATGACAGGATTGCGAGCTAGCGCAGCAATACAGTTTGCTATTGAAAGTTATAAGGTTCATAGATCAAACCAGGATAGTATTATGGATGCGATGAAATCGCGAGATAAAGTTATGCGTAGGTGTGATGTCGATGGATGTTGTCATATTCGAGGCCATTGTCCTTATCATTTTGATGTTCAGTTTGGTATGGAGATAGCCTTAGCTTTGAACGATATTGGAACTAAGTGCTATAAAACTGTTGTTAATTCACAAACGACTATTTTAAATAGATTTGAAAAGTATAGTACGCAGAAATTGTATGACTATGCTGATATTTTTACTAGACGTTGGGATTGGCTTTGCGTAGTTCCAGAAGATGTTATGATGAGTGATAAATTTGTAGATTTAATTTATTGGTGGAACAAGGATAAATATGAGATCGCTCGTAATAAGAGCGTCCGAAGCATGTTTTGTCTTTTGTTTATTTCCGCTTTTATCAATGCATATGTATTTATTATATTATTTGTATTGTGTTTATTTATTTTAACTTCTTTTTCAGTTAGTGCTTTGAAGAAGCGCATTATAGATGAATTAAGTCGCAGAAATGATGCTTTACCCATTGTCGTTCGTGGAGCTCGAGATAAGTACGCTAAAGCTTTGTGTTGTACTTTTGGAGCTATTTCATGCTTATATTTGTTATCTAAAGTATATACGAGTTGGAAGAAGATTGTTCCAGCTCAAGGAGCTTTAGAGCCGAAATCGGAGGATGATATACGTGAGCGTGACAGTGAAGTGAATGTTTGGTCACGCGTAGTTAAGCGCGAGGTTCCGGTATCTCGTGTGAGTGAATCTACGACTACTGAAAACATGATCAAGAGTATTCAGAAAAATTTGTTTTATGCCTCAGTTATGGATGGTTCTAGTAGATTAATGGCAAACGTACTATTTTTGAAGACTAACATTTTAATTATACCTAATCATTATTTTGTTGAAAGTGATGAATTAGAATTGATATGTTATAAGGATGATGCTGATGCATGCGGTGGAAAGTTTCAAACACGCGTCAGCAAGTTGAATAGTTTGTTAATCCCCAACACGGATCTTCGCATTTGTCACGTGTCCAGTGGAGGATCTTTTAAGAATATCGTTGACTATTTTCCCTTGGATAAACCTAAGGGGCAGCAAGTTGCCAATATGGTTTGGCGTTCAAAAGTTGGCGAGTGCGTTTCGGGTCGTGCTTTGCACAGTTTTAAGACCACAACAAACGGTACATGCCCGTTTTATGGATCTGTTTATTCGAATTTTGATCGTAACACATTTCAGGGTATGTGTGGCGCTGTTTGGGTAGCCGACACTAGTAAACCGTATATAGTTGGTTTTCATTTGGGAGGAATTGCTGATACTCCACGCGGATGTGCAGGTGTTTTAACTGTCAAAGAAATTACTAATGCTATTGCAGAGTTATCCTCATGGGATGGTTTAGTAGTTGGAGGAAGTGACTCTGAATTTAGACCTCATATGTTAGGAGTGCGCATTATGACTGGTGATCCCCTTCATAGAAAGAGTCCCTTGAATTATTTGCCTATTGGATCCCAATATCAATATTATGGAAGTTGCGTCGGCGCGTCAACAAGTTATAGTTGCGTGCGTAGCACACCAATTAGTGACACTATTACTAATGTTTGCGGTGTAGCTAATGTTTGGGGTCCTCCAAAGTTTAAGCCTGAATGGTATGGATGGCAAAAGTGTTTGTCGAATGCGAGTATTCCTGCCAAAGAATTTGAACACGAATTGTTGTTTAGGGCCGTAGCTGATTACAAGAAGCCTTTGCTTAAGGTCATTAAGCAAAAATATTGGACAGTTATGCGGCCTTTGACCACAAAGGAGAACATTAATGGAATGCCCGGGGTTCGTTTTATAGATGCCATTAATATGAGCACTTCCATAGGATATCCGCTCACAGGACCTAAGAGTAGATATGTAGTTGATATGGAAGCGAAGGATGAACATGGGATGTACAATAGGGTGTTTAAGAAAGAAGTTATGGATTTGATTCATGAAGCCGAGCAAAATTATAGAAATGGTTGTCGCAATCATTTTATTGCTAAGGCATGTAAAAAAGATGAAGCATTAGTAGTGAGTAAAGAGAAATGTCGTATTTTTTATGGCAATTCTGTTGCCTTCACTTTTTTAATCAGGAAATATTTTTTGCCAATTGTCCGTTTTGTTGGAGTCAACCCATTGTTATGTGAATGTGCTGTTGGCGTTAATTGCCATTCACAAGAATGGGATCAACTTTATAGGAAGGCACTCAAGTATGGTGATGACAGAATCATAGGCGGTGATTATGGCAAATACGATCAGAAATTACCATCGCAATTAATTTTAGCAACATTAGGTATTTTAATTGATTGCGCAAAACACTGCAATTATAGTGCGGATGATATACATATTATGCAAACTATGTCAGCAGATATTGCCTATTCTTACATTGCGATGAACGGTGATATGATTTCCGTAACTAGTGGTACCCATATAAGTGGTAATTCTTTGACTGTTTTAATTAATAGTATTGCTGGCAGTCTCAATATGAGATGTGTATTCATGCGGTTGTATGGATATGATTTGGATTTTAGAGATTGCGTTTCTCTCGTTACTTATGGCGATGATAATATTGGTTCTGTTAGAAAAGGGTACGATGCATTTAATATTAAGTCCTGTACCGAGATATTGGCCGAATATGGTCAGGAATATACTATGCCTGATAAAAATTCTGAGATTGTTCCATATTTAGATAAAACTAAGTTTGAATTTTTGAAGCGATCTAGCGTTTATCATGACGAATTGGGTTGTTTTATTGGC